TCTATATTTTTATTTCTGACAAAATAAACTTTAGGATGATAAGTGAAAGGGCTATCGGTGGTAGCGTCTGGGTCTGGACCCATTAGTCTTTCGTTAATGACGCGACTCTTTTCTAAAGCACTAATATTATTAAACCCTAGAAAATTATCATCAGAAGTAAGCCCTTCTGCGGCTCCATTAAAGAATGCCGCTTCAACCATTTGAAAGTTGTAAAGATTTCCTTCTCCGACAATTGGAGTTTCATTTAAATAAATTGACTGAAGCCAACTCTCTGGATTAAGTGACTGAACAGGTTCTATTGTTAATTCTGAATAACCAATATCTCCAATGTTTCCAGTTAAGAGATACTCACCGCTTACTAATCCTTCTATCGGTCCCTCGCTAATTAAATCAAGGGTTTTAATATCTGAACGAGAAGTATAAAAGCCCGTTTCAGTAGCCGAAAGCATTCCGGAAAAAATACCTTCTGTACCTTTATATTCGTTAAGCCATGTTATACCTTCTAAACCATAGGTACTTTGGTCACGCCATTGATTAGGGTTCGTTATACCAATATTTATTTCTTCATATTCGTATCCGGCGTTTGTTACATTTGTGGTTGTATTTGCCATGTTACGCTACTCTTCCTGCATCTCTAGTAAGAATTCGTCTTACTTCATAAGATGACATGATTACTTGGCTACCTACCAATAACCGCCCGTACCCTAATGGAACCGCTCCTCCTTCATTGAGAACATTAACTGGCCCTCCAAATAAATACGATGTAGCTAATCTAGCTGGATCAGAACTTGGGTTAACAATATCTTGCTGTGGGGGAGCTTCTGGCGGGTCAGATAATAAATTAGAAACACCCGCAAAAATAAGGGCCATACTAGCTGCTAAAGTAAATGGATTAGAACCACCGAAGGCTAACCCTAAAACGCCTAGCCCGATGGCAAACCAATCATTTTCAAGCCATTTACCGCTACCTTCTAAAACGGGAATAATGTCAATAGTTTTTAAATTTTTATGGTTCATACACGCTTCGCTACCCTTGATGTCTTTTAACGCTGGAGCTTTATTAACTTTCCCATTAACTAATAAAGTATATTTTTTAAATCTATTTTTTTGATCAAAAAGATATTGCCTAAGTTTACTATGAGTTAAGGTATCTATTGCATGTATAGCTTCTGAAACACTATAGACCTTTAATAAGTATTCCTTATTAATTTGATCCCCTAAATCTCCATGTAACTTTATTTTAACCATTATTTTTCCTATGAATAAAAAATTTATTATTTTTAACGTGATACATAACTAATGGAAGATCATTAGAATCGCTTACAGCCTTATCTAAGGGTGTAAAATTAGTGTTATCATTAGTGTGTGAATGATAATATCCTACGATATCTCCACTTAACGTTGCCTTTAAGTAGTCTTCTGCATTTATTTTAAAATTCTCCAATTTATCTACGGCATCATTTTCACATTCATGAATTAAAAAAGAGCTATCTTTAGATAAAATCAAACCACAACATTCATTAGGAGACTCTTTTAAAGAGTGCTCTCTTATTTTAATCTCCATTTCGTTTGTTAAAGTCATTATGTTGATACTCTCGTATTTGTTCCGGGGAATCCCCCGAAAGGTAATAAGTCGTTTCCGGCAATTTCACATTCTCCTTGGGAGCAGCGACCGTTGTCATTACATGATCCAGAGCCACATTGTTTAGCTGATCCAGAAGCCCCCCATCTTAACTTACATCCTTGTATCGTTTTTGAACATTGATCAGGCTCCCAAAACAAAGAGTTTGGGGGAGCGATACCAGCAGGAACAGCAGTAGTATCATCTACAGGAGTATTCCCCTTAGAAACAAAGTAATATCTTATTCCGTTTTTTTCAACGTATACGATATACCCTTTTGAGTACGGAGAATTCTTATCATATTCTTGAGGGCAAGTTTGAGAAGGGGAGCATGAATAAGAATTTTCTACATTAGATGGATCGTAGTTAGAGACTTCTTCCGAAATTAATTCGTCATTAGAATTAGCTATTGGAGGAGCAAAGGTCGGCAAGTGGTCTGTACTCCCAAAGACTTGTTTTTGTTTTTCTAAATCTGAAGTTGTCACAGCTTTACATTCATAACAGCATCCCTCTCCTCTGTAGGTCCACGGACATCTACCTGCAAAGACTCTTCTTCCCGGAAGTCTAAAATTCTGAACGTCAATAACTGAAGAAAGTTCGAACTCTATCCTTGTTTTATCCTCTAAAGATTTTGATTCTATGTAATATACTTCTCTAGGAAATTCTGCAAGAGCATCAGGTTCGTTTTGATCAACTCCCGGCAACGCCGTCTTGGCCTCTTTGACTACGATATCTTTAAAATAAAATACGTCATTGTTACCTTGATAAATTTGTGAAGCACTCCTATACGTGATGATATATAAACTTCCATCATCACCTATAGAATCTGAGACTAAAACCTCTCCAGAAAATTCTTCCCATGAATCAGCAGTAGTTATAGTGCCAAATACTCCCGTAGCACCTCCTCCCGCAGTATTAATAGTTATAGAAGATATGTTTTGAGAATTTCCATCTATATAAATTTTCCCTGATACCAGATATCTCTTTCCTGCCTCAAACATTCCGGGTCTATAAGCGTTATGTTCGCCGTTAGTGTTACTGGGGGTCACCTTTACTGCATCACTTTCTGACCCTACAGTTTCAGGATAATCAAAGTCGGCATTAGTAGTTGCCCATCCGTCATTTGAGGGAGAACCGCTAGCAAAATTTGAAGAATAAAAAGCGGGAGCAAAACCTTGAAAGTTTACGAAGTCTAAAAATTTAACAAAGGTTCTAATTCTAGTAACCTTGGCTCCAACTAAATCATTTAATAATCGAAAAGCTTTTTTTAAAGTTGATAACTGAGCTACTCCGGCATCTTCCATTCCTTTCATAGCCGTTATGGAAAGCTTTGGTCTAGGCAGTTCCCCGGAAGAGCTTAACTCAAATCCTTGTGCGTTAATTGGAATAGAAAAATATGGATTCCCTTGAAACCATAATACTCTTCCTTGAAGAACATTCATATTATGAAATCTTAAAATATCTTCAGCGATTGGAGTAGTATTTCCACTTATTGTATCTTCTTTTATTCCACTAATATCAATTTCATATAAAGTAACAAGAGCAGAAGCCTCTAAGGAAGAAGCTTCTGTCGTAATTTTTTTTATAGCATTTTTTTGTTGCGAAACGGGCATTAGGGAACCTCTTCTAAAGTTACAGTAATATCATAATTATTCAAAAATTTTAAAGTAGAGTTATATCCTCTACAAATAAACTTTTTTAAGATTCCATAAGGGGCGGGGGGAGTATAGTAAAATGATTCTACTCCCTCTCTGGAAGCTAGAAAATGAATAATGGCGGTAGCCTCTTTTTCAGTTCTATCTGAGAAATTTGCATTAAAAATTAAAAGATCATTATAAAATCCATCCTTTATTCTTTGTTCATATCCGTTTCCAAATCTCATAGATTTGATTTTGGGGTTAGAAGAGGACGAATTGCTGTACGAAGGAGTCCAAAGAAAGTGAGGTTTAACCATGTTGGCTGGAGGAGGGGATAGCACTCCTACCCAAAAGCCTCCTACTCCTATCGTAGGAGCTTCTCCTCTAGAGTCATTAATCGCATAAAAATAATAAGAAACATTATTTATTACGTGAGTTACAATATCGTCAACCTTGTAATCCTTGCCATTTTCCCACTTATTAATATTAAATATCGATGCCATAACCTTTTTCCGCTTGTATTTACACTACATTATTGTAATTTTTATGAGTAATTTATTATGGACTACATTAATTTTACAGAAATCAATGTTCAAGTGGACAATGATCAGTTGTACTGTAGAGATGCTAATTTCGTAGTAGGAAAAGACCTGAATGGAGTATTTGAGCTAAACTCAACCACCCCAAAATACTTCAGTCCGTCTAGTATTACTCAAGGAACGATGACTTTTAATTATTATGTCACCGGTGCGGACCCGTTATACAATGCTATTTTTGAAGAGGCAAAACCTATCCACGTAAATATAGGAGGGGCATACATAGAATCTGGATATTTGGGCTCTTATGAATTTCAAGTAAATAAAAATCACCCATTAATAGTAACAGCAACCGTTCATTTTTATGAAAAACTCAAAGGAGAAGTAGTAAAACAATCTGAACCCATTCTTCCAAGAGGGGTTCTTTCGGTTAGGGATATAAATCTAAGTGATGCTTCTGAAATTCCAGAAAAAAGTATCTTATCTGCCTCATACTCTTACTCAACAGAAATAACACCTTCTTTTGATATAGAAGAAAATCCAGAATCTACAGAAGTAATTTTAAGAAGAGTAATTCCCGGAACTAAAGACATCCAATCTTCTTTCCAAACCTACGATTACTCCGTTGACATTGACTTGTCTATGCCGACTCACGAGCTAACTCTTGGCTTTGAAAATCTCGATTTTAAAGTTTCAGGCCCAGTTATTTCAACAAATTTTGATGCAAATAATGGAGAAAATATTATAAGAAGCTTTGAAATTTCTCAAGGGGTTGTTGATGACGCTCCAAAAATAAACTCAATTTCTCCCACTAGTGGACCTATTTTTACTGAAGTTATTGTAAGTGGTGAAAATTTAGGTCATCCCGTTTCGGTAGCTTTATCAGAATATACTTGTAGCTTTACGAGCATTAATAAAGACGCTATTGAAGTAAAAATTCCCGAAGAAGCTTATGAAGGTTACGAAGCCCCTTTCAGGGTTTTTACTAATGGAGGGCAAGTTATTACTACGGGC